GCCAATAGCACCACAAATTCAACATCAAATTCAACTGGTGCCATTATTTCAAATGGCGGTCTAGGTGTTAAAGGAAATGTTTATGCTGATGCAATATATGATGGTGGTATTGAAGTTATATCATTTGCAAATCAGGCGTTTACACAAGCAAATTCGGCTAATGTTCTCGCACAAGCCGCATTTAATCAAGCAAATAATGCGTTATCAAATACTAATTTAAATGTTTCAGGAACACTTAGAGCATTAAATCAAGGTGGTGATGAAGGTGGTGAAATATTCTTAGACAGACCAGTAACCAATACTTCTTTGGCAGCTGGTGTAACAATTGATATTTTTCAAAATAAATTAAGAATTTTTGAAACTGGTGGTAGTGTTCGTGGTGTCTTTATTGACATAGCAAATAGTGCCGCAGGAGGAGTTGGTACAGATTTATTAAATCCTACTTCAACACCCGATACAGTAGCAAGAACTACGGCAAATGCGGCTTTTGATAAAGCAAATTCTGCCAATGTCCTTGCACAAGCCGCCTTTGATAAGGCGAATACGGATGTAACATCAATAACAGCTACGGCTGGTGTTTATGGTAATGCAACTCATGTACCAGTTATTACATTAACTGCCAATGGTCGTGTATCTAGTATTGTTAATACTGCTATTTCGGGCGCTGGTGGTGGCAATTCTTTTGGTGTTATATACACATCAAATAACTCTACATATGCAAATGCTTCAGTATCAACGGACCAACTGAATTTTGTTGGCGAAGCTGGCGTAATTGCATTTGCAAATTCACTTACAAAAACAATTACAATTGCAGGAACTCCTGGCGCACAAGGTTTAACTGTTGATTATGGTTTTGTTAGTGAGGCATTAAATTATAGCATTGATTACGGGACACTATAAATAGAACTATGGCTACTCAAATACAATTAAGACGAGGTAATACTGCACAGACATCCATTTTTACGGGTGCGATTGCTGAAGTTACCGTAGATACCGATAAAAAGACGCTGGTTATCCATGATGGGTCAACCGCTGGCGGTATACCCTTATCTAAAGAATCTACTACCTCAACAATTTTTAATCACGCAAATGGCGCCTTTGATAAGGCTAATTCTGCTAATGTTTTAGCACAGGCAGGATATAATCAAGCCAATACTGCAACAACATCAGCTCAAGCTGCATTTGACAAAGCTAATCAAACTGCACAGTTAGCATTTACTACCGTTTCTGCCAACGGAACAAGTTTAGTTGCTGACGCGAATAATGATACACTTACAATCACTTCTGCTGTTGCCAATGGCGTATTTGTATCTGGCAATTCTAGCACAGACGCATTAGATATTGGTTTAATAGATTCTGGAGTAACTGCAAGTGGTTATGGTGATAGTATTTCTGTTCCAACTTTTGTGGTTGATGCTAAAGGTCGCTTAACATCCGCGTCTAATACTACTATTCGTTCAGGCACAACATCACAGACAGGTGTTGTTCAATTACAAGATTCATTTACATCTACCTCTACAAGTAATGCAGCTACACCAGCTTCAGTTAAAACTGCATATGATTTAGCAAATACTGCTAATATCAACGCCGTAAATGCTGGCACATATGCTAATGCAGCTTTTGACAAGGCCAATTCGGCCAATGTTCTTGCACAGTCTGGATATAATCAAGCAAATACAGCTACATCAACAGCAGGTCTAGCATACACTCACGCTAACGGTGCTTTTGATAAGGCTAATACTGCTACAACAACAGTAGGTCTATCATATGACCATGCGAATGGTGCTTTCAACCAAGCAAATACTGCCACGACAACCGCTGGTTTAGCATACAATCATGCAAATGGTGCCTTTGACAAGGCCAATTCGGCCAATGTTTTAGCACAATCTGGATATAATCAAGCCAATACTGCAACCACAACCGCTGGTTTAGCATACAATCATGCAAATGGTGCGTTTGATAAAGCCAATACGGCAACCACAACCGCTGATGCAGCTTTTGCTAAGGCTAATTCTGCCAATGTAATAGCACAGTCTGCGTTTGATAATTCAAATACAAAATTTAATTCTTCTGGTGGTACAATATCAGGTGATACAACTGTCACTGGTAATTTAACTATTGTTGGTCAAACAATATATGCAAATACAACAACTGCATTAATTGCTGATAATATCATTACACTTAATGCGGCTATTGGCCAAGCATCTGCACCAACAGTAAATGCTGGTATAGAGGTTGACCGTGGTTCTTCCGCAAATGTGTTATTGCAATGGAATGAAACAACCGATAAGTGGCAATTTACAAATGATGGTTCAACTTACTATGATATTGCTGATGCGGCTCGTTTAGATTCATCATTCACTCACGCTAATGGTGCCTTTGATAAGGCAAATACAGCAACAACAACAGCTGGCTTAGCATATACACACGCCAATGGTGCCTTTGATAAGGCAAATACAGCAACAACTACCGCAGATTCAGCTTACACTCACGCTAATGGTGCATTTAATACTGCTAACTCTGCTACAACAACCGCACAAAACGCATATAATTTAGCAAACGGAACAGCGATTGTCGCAAACACAGATTTCACAACAATATCAGCAACAGCGGGTGTTTATGGTAATGCAGCTTTTAATCCTGTTGTAACCCTCACAGCGAATGGCCGTGTAAGTGCCGTTACAAATACTGCTATCGCAATTGATACCGCTGCAATTACTTCTGGTATATTAGGCGTTGCAAGAGGTGGTACCGGTGTTACAACTTCAACAGGTACTGGTGCTGTTGTTCTCAACACCGCACCAACAATAACTTCTATTAATGTTACAAACACAACTGTATCAACATCTAACACAACTGGTGCAATAACTGTTAGTGGTGGTATTGGTGTTAGAGGTAATGTGTCAGCTAATGGTATCATTTTTGATGACGGCACAAGACAAACAACAGCCGCTTCTGCTGGTGCTTCAATTGGTGATGTGTTGGCACTTTCAATTGCATTAGGATAAAATATGGCAAAACCAGCAACCAGAGCTCAGTTTAAAGATTACTGCTTACGAAGATTGGGTCACCCTGTCATTGAAATAAATATAGATGATGACCAATTAGAAGACCGTATAGATGATGCTCTTCAATTCTTCCATGACTATCACTTTGATGGTTGTGAAAAGATTTACATGAAGCATCAATTCACACAAGAAGATATTGATAGACGCTGGATTTATGCGCCAGATGCTGTCATATTTGTTCACTCTGTTTTACCATTTGATGATTCTAATTCATCTGTAAATATGTTTGACTTGCGTTATCAATTACGCTTACATGACCTATATGATTTCACATCTGTATCTTATGTGTCGTATGAAATTACCATGCAACATATTCGCACATTAAATTTATTATTCTCTGGTACTCCACAATTTAGATTTAATCGTCATCAAAATAAATTGATGCTTGATATTGACTGGTCAAGAGATGCACAAGTTGGTAAGTATGTTATTATTGAATGTTATCGTAAGTTAGAGCCAGATACAATCACTTTAACTGGCACAGTATCAGGTAACACATCATCTAATACGCTTGTTGGCACATCTACCATATTTGACCAAGAAATTATTGAGAATGATTTTATTACGCTGAGTAATGGCGTAGAAGTTCAAGTTCGCAAAATTAATTCGCCAACAGAGATTCTAATTGCAGCCAACACGTTGAGTGCTAATGCGACTGCTAATACAATGACTAAAGAAGGTTATTCAGATGTTTGGGACGATAGGTTTCTAAAACAATACACAACAGCTAAAATTAAGTATCAATGGGGTTCTAATTTAAGTAAGTTTGCTGGTATTCAACTACCTGGTGGAGTGACGCTTGACGGTCCAAGAATTATGGAAGAAGCACAAAGAGAAATTGACAAGATAGAAGAAGAAATGCAATCTTACAATATCTTGCCTAGTGAAATGTTTATGGGTTAGTGATGAATGCCTACCAATCTTTATTTCAATAATTTCCCAAGGAACATAACTTCAGAGCAGTTGCTCGTTGAAGATTTGGTCATTGAATCACTCAAGATTCATGGCATGGATGTTTATTATCTTCCAAGAAGTAGCCGTGATAATGTAGATTATATTTTTGGTGAAGACACACTCAAACAATATGTAGCGGCTTATCCACTTGAAATGTATTTGGAAAATGTTACTGGTATGGAAGGCGAAGGCGATTTCATATCTAAATTTGGTTTAGAAATTCGTGATGAAGTTCAACTACTTGTTTCTCGCCGTAGATTTGCAGCTACTGTTCCACAAATAAGACCAAATGAAGGTGATTTAATTTATGTTCCTTTGGTGCAAAACTTCTTTGAAATTACTTTTGTAGAACATGAAAATGACCAGGCTATGTTTTATACATTAGGTCGTGGTCGTGGTGGTAATGTTTATGTTTATGGTCTCAAACTTAAACAATTTGTATTCTCTAATGAGATTATTGAAACAGGTATTACCGAAATTGATGAACAAATCCGTGATGAATACCCAAGAACAAAAATTACAATTAGCGCTGGTTCAGGCACATATCTTAATGATGAGTTTGTTTATGTTGGTTCTAATTTATCTGTAGCAACAGCACAAGCTCTTGTTTACGATTTTGTTCCAAATACATACCTTGAAGTGTATAGAACAATCGGTACATTCGGTTCAGGCACATTAAAGGGTAATACAAGTAATGCTCAATGGACAATTAGTACCGTTGATACAATGACAGTAATGAATACTGCCTTTGAAGATATACAAGATAATGCTCGCATTGAAGCTGAAAGTGATGGCATTATTGATTGGACAGAAACAAATCCGTTTGGTGGTGATTAATGTTAGGTAATGCTCAATTTTATAATAGAACAATACGAAAAGTCGTAGTAGCTTTTGGTACTCTTTTTAACGATATTACCTTACAAAGGTATACTTTAGATGGAGCCACTAAAAAAGAAGTATTCAGAGTTCCTTTATCCTATGGATCCAAAGAGAAATATTTAACTCGTATTACTTCAGACCCTAACCTAACAAAATCTGTCGCCACGGTCGTTCCTCGTATATCCTTTGAGTTGACTGGAATGAGTTATGATACCTCTCGCAAGCAAGTATCAACTTTACAAAACTTCTCAGCAAATACGGCAACGGGCATTAAGACACAATATTCGCCTATTCCCTATAATTTTGATTTTTCAATGTCAATTTATGTAAGAAACACCGAAGACGGTACACAAATACTTGAACAAATATTACCATTTTTTACTCCTGATTTCAATGTTACTGTAGATTTTGTTCCATCTATGGACCAAAAATATGATATGCCCGTGTTATTAACTTCTGTGGCAAATGAAGTTGATTATGAGGGTGATATGCTATCAACACGATTGATTATATGGAACCTAGAATTTACAGCTAAAAGTTATATTTGGCCTCCAGTTAAATCTGGCAAGATTATTCGTCAAGCTAACACAAGTATTTACATTGATACTCAATCAAGAACTTCACAAAAAGTATTTGTTGATAAAGCAAACGGGTCTGGTTATTTTGCTGATGAGGAAACTATTTTCGTAACAGCCAGAGATATATCTGGTGATGTATCTTATTTTAGCAATTCAAACACCGGTATTTTGGTAATAAGTAACCTAAATAAACTACTTCAAGCGAATGATGTTGTAGTTGGTGCAACAAGTAATGCTTCTTATACAGTTACTAGGGTTGATACAAACCCATTAAGAGCGGTTTTAATTATTACCACACCCGATCCAATTACAGCGAATGTTGATGATGAATTTGGTTTCTCTGAAACAATTTCTGAATGGCCTAATACATAATGTCTAAATTAAATAACAAATTATCCGAAGCATTAAATACTGAACCGGTAGAAATTAATCCCGTGGTTGAAGTATTATCAACTGAAATTGTTACTACAAATGTTGTTGAAGAAGATGCTAATTTTGCTCGTAGTAATATTAGAGAGTTAATTACTAAAGGCAATCAAGCTATGGATCAACTATTAGCTGTGGCTAAAGAATCAGAACATCCTCGGGCCTATGAAGTAGCTGCAACTTTAATTAAAAGTTTGGCAGATATGAATAAAGATTTGTTGGATTTGCAAAAGAAACGCAAAGATTTAATACCTAATGCAGATGGTTTTGCAGGAAACGCAAAAAATCTAAATGTAGATAAGGCTATTTTTGTTGGATCTACAAACGAATTAGTTAAGTTTTTAAAGAACAATAAATAAGGGTTACTATGGAAAAACTGATTGAACAACTTAAAGTTATTTTGGGCACAAACTTTGGTTTATATTTTAAAGCTCACTCGTTTCATTGGAATGTAGAAGGTTCAGACTTTGTTCAGTATCATAAGTTTTTAGGTAAACTATATGAGCAAGTTTTTAATAACACAGATTTAATCGCTGAAAAGATTCGTGCATTGGGTGCTTATGCGCCAACGGGTTTAGATAGAATGCTTGAGTTGTGTGATATTCAAGATAATGAAAATATTCCACCTGCTATTGGAATGCTTACACAATTAAAAAGTGATAATGACCGATTCATTATTCATTTGAGAGCTGGTATTGTTTTAGCTGACCAAGCTGGTGAACCAGCAATCTCTAACTTTCTACAAGATATATTAGACCAACATCAAAAACAAGCATGGTTCTTGAGTAGTTTAATTAAGTAATCATTAAAAATTATTATGGAAAATATTGATGGTTATTTGGGAAACCAACGCCTAAAAAAAGTAGGTGTTGAACTCTCTTATACCGAAGAGCAAGTCGCAGAAATTATTAAATGTACCGAAGACCCGGTACACTTTATACGAAATTATGTAAAGATTGTGAATGTAGACCATGGTTTGGTTCCGTTTGATATGTGGCCATTCCAAGAAGAAATGGTCAAAACTTTCCATGAGAATCGTTTTTGTATTGCAAAGATGCCTCGCCAGGTTGGTAAAACAACCACAACAGTAGGTTATATGTTATGGTCTGTTTTATTTAATCCAGATTATACAGTTGGTATTTTAGCAAATAAAGGTTCATTAGCTCGTGAGATTTTGGACCGATTAACAAAGGCTTATGAATATTTGCCTTTATGGTTACAACAAGGTGTTGTGGTTTGGAATAAAGGTAATATTGAATTAGAGAATGGTTCAAAGATATTTGCATATGCTACATCAGCTGATGGTGTCCGAGGCGGTTCTTATAATTTAATATTTCTTGATGAGTTTGCATTTGTGCCTCATAATATGGCACAAGACTTCTTTCAATCAACTTATCCTGTGATTTCTTCTGGTCAAACGACCAAAGTTATTATTGTATCCACACCAAATGGGTTAAATCAGTTTTATAAGATGTGGACGGATTCAATTGAAGGTCGTTCTACATATAAACCACTTGAGGTACATTGGTCACAAGTGCCAGGCCGTGATGAGGCTTGGAAAAATGAAACGATACGGAACACAAGTGAAGAACAGTTTCGTGTAGAGTTTGAAACAGAATTTATTGGTTCATCAGCAACATTGATTTCTGGAACCAAGTTAAGAAGTTTAGCATTTCATAATCCATTATCTTCAGATGAAGGATTAGACATATATGAACAACCTATACCTGGCAGACTTTATATTTGCACGGTTGATTGTGCGGAGGGTGTAGAGGCAGACTATTCTACCATTAATGTGGTTGATGTTACTCAAACACCTTATAGGCAGGTCGCTAAATATAGGAATAATAAATTACCATTATTATTCTTTCCAACCATCATCTATTCGGTGGCGAAGAAGTATAATGAGGCCTATGCACTTATTGAAACAAACAACATTGGTCAACAAGTGGTTGACATCTTACACTATGATTTAGAGTATGAAAACATATACAAGTTAGAGCACCATCATATCAAAGGTCAAAGTATATCGGGTGGTTTTAGACGGTCTACTTCTTTTGGTATTAAAACAACCAAGTCTGTAAAGAAAATTGGGTGCGCTAACTTAAAAACACTTATTGAAAATGATAAGTTAATCATTAATGACTTTGACACAATAGCTGAAATGAATACTTTTTCAAGGGTTCGTGATAGTTATTCAGCTGAAGAAGGCAACAATGACGATTTGGTGATGGGATTAGTTCTATTTGCATGGCTAACAGCACAGACTTTCTTTAAAGATTCTACAAGTATTGATGTAAGAAAGTTGATGTTGGCAGAGCAAAACATGTTGGTTGATGAAGATTTAGCTCCTGTTGGTATCATAGATAACGGAAAACAAGAAGAAATTACGATTGACCGTGAAAATAATGATATATGGACAGAAAGAGGTTATACTTCTTCAACTTTCTAAAAAACTAAATAGACTATAAAAGAATTTAATAACAACACTATATTATTCGTAAAGCAATTATTTAAAGGAGAAATCCAATGGCATTTCAGCTCTCACCTGGGGTAAATGTATCAGAAGTAGATTTGACTACAATTGTCCCTTCCGTTCCAACTTCAATTGGAGCATTTGCTGGTATATTTCAATGGGGTCCAATTGACGAAATCGTAACTATTTCGGACGAGGTAAACCTAGTTGATAGATTTTTTAAACCATATTCTGATAATTATGAGTATTGGTTTTCAGCAGCAAATTTTCTAGCATATTCAAATAACCTTAAAGTTGTTCGTGCAGCTAGTATCGCTACAACAAGAAACGCTGTATCTAACGGTACAGCAGTATTAATTAAAAATGACGACGCTTATGAAGATAATTTCTCAAGCGGCGCAAGCACATATGGTGAATTTGCAGCTCGCTACGCAGGAGCTTTAGGCAATTCACTTCAAGTATCTCTCTGTGATGCAAACACATTCACTGGTTGGGCTTATGCTTCACAATTTACATCAGCACCAAGCACATCAACATATACATCAAACGCTGGTGGCGCTAATGATGAAATTCATATTATTGTGATTGACCAAGACGGTCAAATTACAGGTACTCAAGGTTCAGTTCTTGAAAAATATGCTTTCGTATCTAAAGCTTCAGATGCTAAAGATGATTCAGGCAATTCAAACTATTATAAAAATGTTATCACAAGTAAATCAAAATATATTCATTGGTTAAGCCACCCAACAGCTAATGCTGGAGCTTCATATGCTAATGCAACATCAACATGGGGCACTACAGCTACTAATAAATCTTTTAGTAGATTGTCATCTAATGTAACAATATCACTCATTGGTGGTGTAGATGGTACAATTTCTACTGCAAACGTTGTTACTGCATACGACCAATTTGATAATGCTGATTCAGTTGATATCTCATTAGTTGTTTCTGGTCCTGCTGATGCAACACTTGTAACAAGTCTTATCTCAATGGCAGAAAGTCGTAAAGATTGCCTAGTGTTTGTATCTCCAGAAAAAGCAGATTGTGTTGACAACGCTGGATCTGAAGTAACAGATATTAAAGCTTATCGTGATACACTAACAAGCACTTCATATGCTGTATTAGATTCCAATTGGAAATATCAATACGACAAATATAACGATGTATATCGCTGGGTACCATTAAATGGTGACATCGCTGGTCTATGTGCAAGAACAGACCTTGAGCGTGACCCATGGTTCTCACCAGGCGGTCTCAATCGTGGTATTATTAAAAACGCAATTAAACTCGCATGGAACCCAACAAAAACAAATCGTGATGATTTGTATGTAAAAGGTATTAATCCTGTTGTTACTTTCCAAGGCGAAGGTATAGTATTATTTGGTGATAAAACACTTCTATCTAAACCAAGTGCATTTGACCGTATTAATGTTCGTAGATTGTTTATTGTTCTTGAGAAAGCTCTTGCTCGTGCAGCTCGCTTCTCTCTCTTTGAGTTCAATGACCAATTCACCAGAGCGCAGTTTGTTGCTCTTGTAGAACCGTTCTTGCGTGATGTTCAAGGTCGCCGCGGCATTTATGATTTCCGTGTGGTTTGTGATGAATCAAATAACACACCAGAAGTCGTAGATAGAAACGAATTCGTTGGTGATATTTACATCAAACCAGCTCGTTCAATCAACTTTATCCAACTCAACTTTGTAGCAGTAAGAACAGGCGTAAGCTTTGACGAAGTTGTTGGTAAGTTTTAATAAATAGAGAAACAGGAGATATAAAAAATGGCTTTTTCCGTAAATGAATTTAGAAGTCAAATGGTTGGTGACGGTGCTCGTCCAAATCTGTTTGAAGTGTCTATGCCTTTTCCCGTGTTCTCTGCACCAGGAAATGCACAAACTAAATTAACTTTCATGTGTAAAACAGCACAATTACCCGGTGCAACTATCGGTTCTGTGCCTGTTCAATACTTTGGTCGTGAATTAAAATTTGCTGGCAATAGGACCTTCGCAGACTGGACAATTAATGTCATTAACGATGAAGACTTTATCATTCGTAACGCGTTTGAAAGATGGATGAATGGTATAAATAGTCACAATCTTAATGTGCGTAATCCGCTTGCACTTGCACCACTTGGTTACACAGTTGATGGTGATGTAAGACAATTTGGCAAAACAGGTAATACACTTAAAAGATATAAGTTTGTTGGTTTATATCCAACAGATTTGTCTCCAATTGATGTTGATTGGGGCGCTAATGATACGATTGAAGAATTTACAGTAACGCTTTCCTACCAATGGTGGGAATCAGTTGAAACTGGTGTAGTGTAACGAGAAGGGCTTCGGCCTTTCTCTTTTTTATAGGATGATATAATATGGCAGTAAAACTCTTTGGGTTTACCTTAGGTAAGAAGGACATTGTCCAAACACAATTACCTGAGCAACCTTCTTTTGCACTTCCAACAGAAGCTATGGATGATGGTGCAGTCACCATCACCTCCAATGCTCACTATGGAACTTATGTAGATTTAGAAGGTTCAGTTCGTAATGAAGTTGAGTTAGTAACACGCTATCGTGAGATGGCAAACCATCCCGAATTAGAAATGGCGATTGACGATATTGTCAACGAAGCCATCACCCATGATGAAACAGGCAAAGTAGCTAATATTGTTTTAGATAAGCTCAAACAGCCTGAATCTATTAAAAAGAAAATCCTTGAAGAATACAATAACATTCAGAAGATGCTTAACTTTAGCAA